CAAATGGATCTTGGCGCTGATGATGCAACTACAAAGTTCCAAGTTAGGAACAACTCAGGGAATGAGCTACTTGTAGTAGACGGCGTGGGCATGCAGGTCACAGGTACGCTTGAAGTGTCGAGCAATGCCAACTTTACCGCTGCTACTTCTCACGAAGCAGGACTTACAAGCACTACCATGTCAGGTTCAGGAAACCTCAGCGCGCAAGGCTCTGCACATATCGGTGGCACCCTAACGATGGATGGTGCTGGAATTGTATTCAACGTTTCAAATACTGCCGGCACCGTAAACTTACAAGTTAATGATGGTTCCGGTGCAGACACAGCACTTACGTTTGGAAGAAACGGAAAGGTTACTAAGATCGGTGACGACACTCCGAGTGATGGACAGTATCTGTCTTGGGATGCTCTCGGTGGCAAGGTCGCTTGGGCAGATGGCACCACGCCAGACATGTCCGGCTCCGATAACCACTACTCATCTACAGAGTTCAGAACCTCTGGAGATCTCAAGGTGTCGGGCTCCGTTACTCTTGCGGGGATTAACTCAGGCACCCCAGTCTCCAGCTTGTTCTTGGGCTTGGACAGTAATAATAACATTGTTAAGGCTGCAGCCGGCGGCAACTGGGTGCTTGAGGATGATGACGGAACAGAAGTGACCGTTGGACCAGATTCAGAAATTAAATTCATTGGCTCTGGCATCACAACCAACTGGACTGACACATCTGATGGCAGTGACGCCGATCCGTATGATCTAACCTTTACAGTAGACGCTGCTCAAACTGGCATTACATCTATCCTTGCAACTGATCTTAAGATTGGCGAAGATAACGAGACAAAGATTGACTTTGAAGATCCTAACACAATAAACTTCTACGCCAACAACGTCAAGGAAATGGTGTTGGTTGAAAATGCGTTAACGCCCGGTGCTAATGACGGAACTGCTTTAGGAACTACCTCGCTTGGGTGGTCTGACTTGCATTTGGCTGATGGCGGCGAGATCTTATTCGGCAACGATCAAGATGTCAAGCTGGTTCATGAAGCTGACAAGGGTCTGATTGTTAAAAGAACTGCCACAGGCGATGCCAACCCCACTACGTTAACCGTACAGAGTGGCGAGACTGGTATTACTAACCTTAACGTCATCGGGCATATTGACTGGAAATCGTCTGACAGCAGTGGCGGTGATGCAGCCGAAGCGCTAGCGCAGATCAGTGCCGTGGCAACGTTTACACACGCATCCGACAGAAACGATACAAGATTGGAGTTCAAGACTGCCGGTCGCGACGCTGCAGCGGCTGTGAAAGCTATTGAGATTGATTCCGAACAAACCCTCAGAGGCTATTACGAGGCTGGAACCACAGAAGGCTGGAACATTACCCCAAGTGGTTCTGCTACGTTTGAGGATCTTGCGATCAAAGGAAATATTGTACACGTCGGCGACACCGATACGTCGATTAAGTTTACCCCCAACACAGTAAGCTTCCATGCCGGCAACAATACGCAGCCGCTCATGGAACTTTCAACAAACAGTGTCGTCTTTAACGAGGGCAGCAATGCCGCCGACTTCCGCATTGAATCTAATGCTGATCAATACGCCTTCTTCATCGATGGCGGCGACGCTGCTGAGTTCTGTAAGGTTGCTGGCGGCTACGGCTCGACCGGTGTAACGATTGGCAAGACTGGTTCGATTGCTGCCGACAACTTCATTCACTCCGACGAGCGCATTCAGTCAAACACTTATCTCCAAGCACCTGCAATCTATGACGGTGGCGGCAACGTTGCACTATCTTTTGACAACTCAAATGGTTATATCGACAACGACGTTGTGATTGAGTCTAATACAGCACGACTTGACTTAGCTAGCAAAACTGGTGAAACTGTCATCGGAATTTACGGTCCCGGTGGAACAATTTCGGACGGTGGCAACATCGGTCGAATCAATTGGTACGGTGCTGAGACAGATGGCAAGGATGGTAACACCGCACATACCGCCTATATTCTTGTTGAGGGAGACGACTCAGCCGGCTGGACATACAATTCATCGTTGGGAACAATGATGAAGTTTGCAGTCGGAATGCGAGGCACCACTACTCTTCAAGAGGTATTATATCTCACAGGCTATGACACAGATTATGCCAAGGTTGGTATTGGAACAGCGGACCCTGTTTACAAGCTTGAAGTAGAGGTTGATGACTCTACATATGTTGCGCAGTTTAGACAGCACGCCACAAACGGAAATGGTATTCGGATCCGAAACGCAGACGATAGCGCAGGCAGACATGTCACGTTCGCGAACGATGCCGGCACCAATGGTGGTCACATCACGATGGACGGAACCACAGTTTCGTACGGCGCGTTCACAGCCTATCACCCGGCAGCACTTCCAGAGGCAGACAACGATACTGGCTATGATTATGGTACTCTTGTAAAGATTGCGTCGGTTGATTCAACCACTCACTCTAAATCGGTTCTATACAGCGTAGAGAAAACTACAGCCGCACAAGATAAGGCAGTTTTCGGTGTCTATTCAACCGCACTTGGAGTTTCTTACAACGATGACGGCACTGAGGACATGGAAAGCGGAAGGCACTCAATCTTTGCAGTGGGCGACGGACACATCCTCGTCTGTTCAGAAGGCGGCAACATTGAAACCGGAGATTACATCTGCTCATCCAACACCGTAGGTCACGGAATGAAGCAGTCAGATGACATTCTGCGCAACTACACAGTAGCTAAGGCGTCAGAGCCTGTAGACTGGTCAACTGAGGAATCCAGCACCAAGCTTATTGCTTGCACATATCACGCTGGATAGCCCTTTACACGAAAATAGAAAATTGGCACTTTGCTAATGAACGAACTACTTATTATTGGAAAACCGTATCTATTTCCTATTCTAATTGAGAGGATTATTAATGTCTAGTATGCTTGAACAGGCTATCGTTGATGCAGCGGCTCTAAAAGAGGCTGCGCTGAAGAACGCTGAAACTCAAATTCTTGAGAAATATGCGCCAGAAATCAAGGATGCCGTAGATCGCCTTTTGAACGAGGCTCCAGAGGATGAAGAACTTGGTCTTGAGCCAGAAGAGCCCGGTGTCGAGAACCCCATGGGCGGCGAAGAGGAGCCGGAAGTTACCGATTTGGATGCTCCACCTTCTTTCGCTGAGGGCGAGAAGCTATGCCCTTGTCCCGACGAGGAAGAAAAGGTCGAGCTTGACTTAGATCAGTTGGCTGCAGCCGTAGCTGCTGAAGAAGAAGCAGGAGGACTCGGCGGAGGCGCTGCAGAACCCCGCGAGGATGCTATGGCAGATCTCGGTGCTTTGGAAGAAGAAATTGAATTAACTGAGGAACAGTTGGCAAATATCCTACAGGAGTTGACCGAAGAGGTTAATGTAACTGTAGATGTTGAGCCCGTTCCCAATGGGCATCCCGGTGATGCCACGCGCACTGAAGTCGCGGAAGCTGAAGAAATGGCTCTCGCTCGCGAACAGGACTCGGAAATCTCGGAAGAGAACGAAGATCTGCGCAAAGCAAAGAAAGAATTAGAAGAGCAAGTTGCTGCACTGACAGCCGATAAAGAAAAGCTTGCCGAAGAATACAATGAATTGAAGGGCATTGCATTGAAGATGAAGGACAACCTTGAGGAAGTCAATCTCTCAAATGCAAAGCTCGTCTATACAAATCGTGTACTAAATAGTGTCTCCTTGAATGAGCGACAAAAGAGTAAAATTGTCGAAGCACTGTCTAACTCACGAACTGTCGAGGAAGTGAAGGTTATTTATGAAACCCTTCAGAGCACAGTGGGATCCGCTCCGACAAAGCGCGCTCCAGAATCACTAAGCGAAGCCATTAGTAGAAAGTCTACCACTTTACCAAGACGCAAAACCCAAAAGACAGTTGGTTCTGAACATGCGGTAAACCGTATGCAAAGACTAGCTGGAATCAAATAAGACAAAACAAGGAGAACAATTTAAAAATGTCTATTATCAATAAGTTGACTGAAGGAATTGTTGCTCGCGATGTGTCGAAGGAAGGCGCTGCTCTACTTGATAAGTGGGAGCGCACTGGTCTTCTTGAGGGTCTTGAGAACAGTCGAACCAAGGATACCATGGCTCGTCTTCTTGAGAACCAAGCCAAGGAGCTACTTCGTGAGGCATCCACCATGGCTGGTGGTGACGTTGAAGGATTTGCCGCTGTTGCATTCCCCATCGTGCGTCGTGTATTCGGTTCCCTCATCGCGAACGACCTCGTGTCCGTTCAGCCTATGAGTCTCCCTAGTGGACTCATTTTCTTCCTTGATTTTCAACATACGTCTGCCAAGCTTAACGCTGCTGCAGAAGAGTCACTTTACGGTGGAAATGTTGTTGGTCAAGAAATCACCGGTGGTGTTTCCATCGATGATGATGACACCACTCGTCACGGCGAGAAGTCATTCTACGCTATGAACCAAGGTTCTAGCTCCCCCACAGGTTCTATCAGCCTCGCTATTGCGAAGGTTCTTGACTCTGGCGAAGGCGTGTTCCAAGTTGGTGCCGCTGCTGCTACTGACAAGTATCTCCGCTTTGATCCAGATCTCGCATCTGGTTACGCGCAGGTTCTTCACCTTACCCTTACTGACGCCCAGCGTGAGCAGATGGGTCTTGACGGTAGTAACCAAAACCCCGTAGCCATCAAGGTGGCTCCACCTAACGTAGCTGGAACGACTACTCCTTCCGGTTCTACTCAGGTGCGTCGTCTTTCCAAGGCGTCTGGATCCATTCTGGAAGTTATCTTCCACGCTACTGCATCGTTCAGCAGCTTGGCTCCCGGCACTGGTGACGGTACCACTACGGTAACCTTCCCCCTTGTTGACGACTTCACTGGTACTGCAGCCGCTGGTTCTAACCAAGCACTCGGCGCTGTTGTTGGTACCGATGATTGGGGTCTGGAGGCGAACGAAGGTATTGCCGAGATCGACATCAAGGTCGATTCCATCAGCGTTACCGCCGTTACGAAGAAGCTCAAGGCTAAGTGGACGCCAGAGTTGGGACAGGATCTTAATGCCTATCACAACCTTGACGCTGAGGTCGAGCTTACCTCTATTCTCTCTGAGCAAATTGCTCTTGAGATCGACCGTGAGATCGTTGAAGATCTTATCAAGGGCGCTTCCGCCGGTACTTACTACTGGTCACGCTCCCCCGGTCTGTTCGTGAAGCGTACAACTGGTGCAGAAGTTGGTGCATCAGCCAAGGCTCCTGACTTCACTGGTACTGTCAGTGAATGGTATGAGACTCTGGTTGAGACTATCAACGACGTGTCAGCCCAAATCCACCGCAAGACTCTGCGTGGTGGCGCTAACTTCATCGTCGTAGGACCAGAAGTTGCCAACATTCTTGAGTTCACCAGTGGATTCCGCGCTAAGATCACCGCCGACGACTCTAAGGGTCAAGTCGGAGCGGTTAACGTTGGAAGCATTTCCAAGAAGTGGGACGTTTATGTCGATCCTTACTTCCCAAGAAACGTCGTCCTCGTTGGTCGTAAGGGTGGATCCTTCCTAGAGAGCGGTTATGTATACGCTCCTTATGTGCCACTGCAGGTCACTCCCACCATCTTTGGTGTCGAGGACTTCGTGCCACGCAAGGGTGTCATGACTCGCTACGCTAAGAAGATGGTGCGTCCTGATATGTACGGTCTAGTTATCGTCCGAGGACTACTTGGTGAGTCCGGGGCTTAATAACTAAAAACCTCCAAAGCAATAAAGCTCCCATCTGGCAAGTTCAGATGGGAGTTTTTGTATATGCCAAACTAATTACGAATGACGCAGGAGGGTTTAATGAATGAGTCACCCAGAACTAACGCCAAAAAGCAATCTAAGCAAGGTAATCTTGTCATCTACAGGTTCAACCGATGATGTTACCTCTGCTTTGCCGTATGGCATTTATACCTCCAATACAGATTTTATTTCTGGAGCAGCCGATCAGGTAGCGTACACATATAAGAAGCTTGGTGGGGATGTGTTGGACATCGAGCTTACTAATGCAAATGTATACGCAGCATACGAAGAGGCAGTTCTAGAATATTCATATATTATTAACTCGCATCAGGCTAAGAACACGCTTTCTGACTATCTTGGCTCTATGACGGGTACATTTGATCACGATGGTGAACTCAAGGCGGGCGTGCTTTCGTCCAGTCTTAGTGGCGCAGGCGGTTTATCGCTGAAATATCCACGATTCGAGTTCGCATATGCACGCCGAGTCGCTGAGGGTATGGCTCAGGATGCCGGCGTTGGCGGAAACGTTGTTGAGTATTCGGCTTCCGTCAAAACAGTTACAAATCAGCAAGACTATGACCTTGATGCAATCATTCAAGAAGCTGCTAACACTGGCACGGGCGCTAATGGCGATGCCGTGGACTTTGCAGGGCTTGTCGGAAACAAGAAGCTGCTGATTAAAAAGGTTTTTTACAAGACACCGCACGCAATGTGGAGATTCTACGGTTATTACGGTGGACTGAACACGGTGGGCAACTTGTCCAACTACGGACAATATTCAGATGACTCAACATTTGAGGTTATTCCAGCGTGGCAGAACAAAGCACAGTCAATGGCGTTTGAGGATTCAATTTATACGCGCAACTCGCATTACTCGTTTGAGCTTAAAGCGAACAAGCTAAGATTGTACCCCAAACCAGTATCGTCAAGTCCCAAATATTTCTGGGTTACGTTCTCGTTACCTACTGAGCCATGGGAAACCAGCGGTTCAGCAGATATCGGAATCGACGGCGTAAACAACCTTAATAATGTGCCGTTCCAAAACGTGCCTTATGACAGTATCAACTCGATTGGTAAGCAATGGATCAGAAGATTCGCATTGTCACTCAGCAAGGAGACATTGGGGCAGGTCCGAAGCAAGTTCGCTCAGATTCCGATTCCCGGTGAGGCTGTTTCGCTCAACGGCGATGCTTTGTTGACCCAAG